GGATACCTCGCTGGCAGACTGGTTCAGCGTCAGGATGCGTCTGCCATTGGCTCGTTTGCGGGTGAGTCCAATCAGGGTTCGGCGGCTGTTGCTGTGGGCGGGGGTGCTGGGAGGATCGGACAGGGTGTTCAGAGCGCCGCCATTGGCTACCAGGCTGGTAGGAGCGGGCAGAGGAGTGGAGCGGTGGCAATCGGTTCGTTTGCGGGTGATTGCTTACAGGGTAGCCAGTCTGTATCCCTGGGTGCCGAGGCGGGCAAGACGAGTCAGTTCCCGTTTGCGGTCGCTATCGGTCCTGTGAGTGGATTTTTCCAGCAGGGGAGTGGTGCGGTGGCAATCGGCTTCGGGAGTGCCAAGCAGACTCAGGGTGCCAATGCCGTGACAATTGGCATCTCCTCTGCGACGTTTGATCAGGGGAGTGGATCGGTTGCCATTGGTGCCAATGCGGGCTACAGTGGGCAACTGACTCAGTGTGTGGCTATCGGTTCAAATGCTGGTAGCCAGATACAGGGTACGAACTCCACGGCAATCGGGACGAACGCTGCGTCTACAAACCAGTTACAGGACTGTACCGCCATCGGTTCCGACGCTGGGGCATACCAGCAGAGGCAGTTTGCCACGGCAATCGGCAGGAAGGCTGGGTTTTCCCGGCAGGGTATTGCGACTACCGCCATCGGCGACCTTGCGGGTGAAATTGGTCAGGGGAGTGGCTCTGTGGCAATCGGTGTTGGGGCGGGGCAATCCACCCAGTCCGTCTCGGCTGTTGCAATCGGTGATCAGGCGGGTCAATCCAGTCAGGGCGTAGAGGCTATAGCCCTGGGTTTTGCGGCTGGGTTTTCGAATCAGCTTTCTGGTGCGACCGCCGTGGGTGGCAACGCGGGGCGTGAAACGCAGGGATCCAACTCTACTGCCATCGGAGACGACGCGGGGCGTTTCAACCAGGGTGATTTTTCCACGGCAATCGGCGCAAGTTCTGGGTATAGCGCTCAGGGTGTCAGCTCCGTGGCAATCGGTAAGTCAGCGGGTGCCAGTACCCAGGGGTCGCAGTGTGTTGCGATTGGTTTCAATGCTGGACATAAGAATCAATTTAATGGAGCCGTAGCCATCGGAGATACCGCTGGGTTCTGCGATCAGGGGTCACAAGCTGTATCCATCGGGATAGGAGCGGGAACGACGAGTCAGAAAATGGATTCTACCGCAATCGGGTCATTTGCTGGGTGGTCACACCAAGACACACAGTCTATTGCAATCGGTCCACTCGCAGGTGGTTGCCATCAACAGACGCAGTCTGTCTCTATTGGCTATGCAGCAGGTCAGAACAGTCAGGGCTCCAAGTCGCTGGCAATCGGTGTCCTTGCGGGACAGGTCAATCAGGGCTATCTGTCCACGGCAATCGGTGTGAATTCTGGATTCAGCAACCAGGGTAGCAGTTGCGTGGCAATCGGTAACGAGGCGGGTACGAGCGATCAGGGAGACACCGCAACTGCCATCGGGTCTTTTGCCGGGCAGAGCAGGCAGAGCACCTCTGCCACTGCTATTGGGTTCGAGAGTGGACAGGAGGATCAGGAGTATTCGACTGTTGCTATTGGCTACCGCGCCGGTCAGTTCCGTCAGAAGTTCACGGGAACCGCGGTGGGTGCGGAGGCTGGAGAGACTGATCAGGGAATTCGAAGCACCGCTATCGGTTATGCATCTGGTAAGCTCGTCCAGGGGGACGACTCGACGGCTATCGGTGCAAGTGCTGGAAATTCAGATCAGGGGTCGGAAGCCACCGCTGTCGGCTTCTCGGCGGGAGAATCTGGGCAGGGTGATAGAGCACTTGCAATTGGTGCGCAGGCTGGCTTCAGCAACCAGGGGAGTGCTGCAGTGGCAATCGGAGTGGATGCGGGGTTTTCAGATCAGGGGTCACAAGCCGTATCCATCGGATTCGAGAGTGGGCACGAGCGCCAGAAAAAGCGTTCCGTGGCTGTCGGCTATCAGGCGGGTCAGACATCTCAGGGTCTGGAGGGGCTTCCAAATGGAGCCACGGGCTTTTCAACTGCCGTTGGCAACCTCGCAGGTCGCCTGTCCCAGAATGCCTACAGCGTTGCCATTGGTAGCACCGCTGGTGAGTGCTACCAAGGAGAGCTGGCAACCGCCATCGGTCCTGGTGCAGGGAGGGTCAATCAGTCGCGCGAGGCAATTGCTATCGGATTTTCGTGTGGATTCTGCCACCAGGGGTCGGCGTCGTTTGCCGCAGGCTTCGGGGCGGGCGACAGGTTTCAGGGTGACAATGCTACGGCAATCGGTTACCTAGCAGGGAACAGCGGTCAATCTAACAACGCCGTGGCAATTGCCCGTGGTGCGGGTCGTGAGAGACAGGGGTCGGAGTCGGTGGCTATCGGGTATTCGGCTGGTACGTGCAATCAGAATGCCCAGTGTATTGCTATTGGCACTGAGGCGGGGGCATCTGGACAGGCGACTCAGGCGACGGCAATCGGGTACAACGCTGGTCTCTGTCACCAGGGGCTTCAGGCGACGGCGATCGGCTACGAGGCGGGTGAGAGCTCCCAGACCGAGGCTGCAACGGCAATCGGTTACCGGGCGGGTCAAAGCAACCAGGGTTCACAGGCGATGGCTATCGGTTACCAGGCGGGTAGGTGTCTTCAAGGTCTCGAGGGCGTTGCGATCGGCAAGGGTGCTGGTGAGTCCAATCAGAATGAAAGGGCAATTGCCATCGGCGGTCTGGCGGGTCAGAGCACCCAGGGTTCGTACTCGCTTGCCATCGGGTACGCGGCGGGGTCAACCTCGCAACACGACAATACCATCATCCTGAATGCGAGTGGCGGGGCTGTGCAGTCCGCCGGCGCCTCACGCTTCTACGTGATGCCCATCCGCGACGTTGACTCCACAGGGGCGCAGTCGCTCGGCTACGAGCCAACCACGGGTGAGATATTCCGCAACACCAACGCCGCAAAGACCTTTGTGATTGACCACCCCCTGGATCCCCAGAGGAGGCACCTGGTCCACGGGTGTCTGGAGGGTCCCGAGGGTGGCGTGTACTACCGTGGAAAGTGTCAGATCAATCAGGACGTGACACTCCCAGACTACGTCAGGGCTCTGGTGGCTCAGGACGACGTACCTACAATCCAGGTGACCCCGTGTAGCCAGCAGACATACTCACTCTGGGTAACCCCGTGGAATCGGGAGACCAACTCGTTCCGTGTGAATGGCGGAGAAGGGGAGGCTTTCTGGACCTTCTTCGCCAAGCGTTGCGACGTGCAAACGAGCGTTCTGAAATCGAGGGCTCGGGTGCGTGGTGAGGGACCATACACCTACATTGCCTCTACTTGATTGACAAAACAATCATACCAAAAATGAAAAACATCACCAGATAGGTGCATTCCGTCTCCTCAGGGGTCATGACAGCCTTCCGGTTCCTGAACCGGGGCGGAACCCCCTGACGAGTAGGCGCTGCCAGTGCAGCTGCGGGCGAGGGTGAGGGAGGATCATCCCCCAACGGTTCAAATGGGGCGTACGCCAACATCCAATGTTATAACTTACAAAGATAATTCTTTTTTGTTGCCATTCTTACTGCCTGGAGGGCGACCTCGGCGTTTCTTTCCACCATCGCCACCTGTGCTCACCTCGCGAATCTCGCTCTCCGTGGTACTCACGATGTCAGAAACGCTCTGAGCGTCATCATCGCCACCACCCTCAGTGACCTCCACTGGCTCTGGGCGGGTCGTCATGGGTGGAGGAGGACCCATCCCGAAGCCACCCATCAGGCTGCTGAGATCCAGCCCAGGACCCTGCATCTCCCGCCGCCCACCAGGGGCTGGTTCAGCCATGGAGGGTGCACCGCCCCCAGGACGGCTATTCTTCACGGCATCCACCATCGACGCCGCCAGTCCTGGGTTCTGCTTGAGGATGTCGTTCACATTGGGGACGGCAGCCTTGAACATGCTGTTGGTCAGGTGGAACATCATCGCAGACCCACCCAGCATCATCAGGAGCTTCACCTCTGGAGCCACCTCCATCTTCCCCTTGTACTTGTTGTGCAACTCCTCGAACACCCCATCATAGTCATCCACATTCTCCATGATGCTCTCGGACCACCCATCCAACTGAATCTCCAGGGGGTTGTACCGCTTGTTGAGAAACTCCAGCCCAGTCACACAGGCAACCAGTGTGCGGCGGGAGAACTTGACGGACTGCTCAACCTCGATGGAGTACATGATCCTCTTGACTTCCGTTCGCAGATCCTGAACAGGTGAGTAGGCATTCAACTTTTTGTTGATGCTGTACCCCTTCTTTTCCAGGCGAGTCAGCTTGTTGAGGAGGTCTGCCTTCTCGTCATCCACACTTGTGTACCCATTGCTGGGCTGTTCGGGACCCCCCGATCCCGGGTGGGCTGGCATCCCATCGTCAGAGTCTGAGTCCTCCTCCATCACCCCCCCTGGACCCTCATGGTAATCGTGCTCCACCGGCGGGGGTGGTGCCTCCCTGGACGACTTCACTGGGTTCATGAACGCCCCTATGTCAGTGTCCTCTTCCTCAGCCTCTTCGAACTGAACCCTCCTCTGTTTCCTCGCCCTTTTAATGGGATTGCGACGAATAGCGGGCTCAGGGTCAATGGTGACTTCGTTCAGGAGGGCGGCTTCGGCGGAACTGAGGCTGACACCTTTCGATCCCCCACGATCAAGCTCAATGTCGATATCCATTGAATGCTAATGTCTTGAACCATTATATTCGATATCCTTTAACGCACTCCCCATAATATTTTGTTGGTGTATTACAAATGTTCCTCAAGGCTCTCAAGAAGCTCGATGACCGTGTGAAGATCCTCCTGGTGGTGGTTGCCATCATGCTCCTGTGCAAGTACGGCAAGCGTGAGGGTTTCGCTGACATCAGGACGGCTGGTCCCGCCCCCAGCGAGGTGTTCACGGCGCCCCACAAGCTGGAGTGCGTGGCGGGTGCTGGACCCTACGGGCAGTACAGCAAGGCGCTGACCCCGGGTGGCTTCTGCGACCTGCAGGGTAAGGTTCGTGAAAGCCACGACTACAAGATTGAGGAGGGTGGTCCGTATGGTGCTCCCCTCGCCTAAATTATTTCACAGTGTATGTTAATAATGGAATCCCACACCATCTTCGTTTCATCTGAGAACCGTGATCAGGTTCTCTACCCAAGCGGAAACAACTATGTCCTCTCCCTGGTTACCCCAGTCAGGGAGGTTACTTCGGTGGAACTCTTGCACGCATCCGTCCCCAATTCACTCTACAACCTCAACGACGGCACGGGGGTTTTCTCCGTCAGCGACGTGGGCAGCAACAACACCCCTCAGGTGCTGGGAGATCTCTCAACCTTCAGCCTGCCCCCAGGATTCTACGGTGCCACTGGTCTCGCCTCGTACGTTTCAGGTGCCTGCTCGAATGTGAGTGGCATCACCGTCTCATATCTCCAGAACGAGGGCAAGTTCCTGTTCACCCGCCCAACGACGTTCGGTCCCTTCGGGCTCCACAGCAACACTCAGGAAATGACTCGCCTCCTCGGCTTCGACGACACCGCCACCCAGAATGTGCTTATGTCTAGCAATGTGGCGTTTGCGGGTCCCCAGGACTTCCCGCTGTACTCTGACTTCCTCCTGACCCGTGGGAGGGAGTTCCTCAAGTCTGACAAGGTGGTGAACCTCGCCCCCAACGAGGGGGTGTTCCTAGACATCGAGGAACTTCGCACAAACTACACGCAGGACGCTGGTCCAGGGAGCGCCAACCGAGCGTTCGGCATCATTCCCATGGACGTTGCCAGTGGTCAGATCAAGCGCTTCAAGCAGATGACTGATTACAACATGAAGGTGGACTTCCCGTCACCCATTCCACAAGTGGATCGCCTCACCATTAGGTGGACGGATCGCTACGGGCGGCTCATCAGTTTCAACGGTCTAGAGGACAACTCGTTTGCCGTCAAACTTCACACCCGCCGTGTAAATGCATGCCCGTAAAAATATTCGCAAGTACTAGTAATACAAATAGATGTCGGGTGGTATTGCCCAACTCGTTGCTATCGGCGCTCAGGACGTGCACCTCGTAGGCGAGCCGGAGATTTCCTTCTTCCGCTCAACCTACCGCCGCCACACCAACTTTGCCCAGACTGTGGAACGTCAGGTGATCCAGGGAAACTCGGAGACTGGGCGGACCTCCACGATTCGCTTTGAGCGCAAGGGTGACATGCTCTCATACGTGTACCTGACCTGCACGGACGGCACCCAGATGACCCCCGTCATGTGGGGTGAGAAGGTTGACAAGGTGGAACTCCTCATTGGTGGTCAGGTTATCGACACCCAGGAATCGGAGTTCATGTCGAACGTTGCCATCGACACACAGGCTACCACGCTGAGCCGCAGCGCCATCGGTGGTATGTACGCTGGCTTCAACAACGCCTCCGCTTGGTTCCCGCTCCGTTTCTGGTTCTGCGAGAATTACCAGTCTGCCCTCCCGCTGGTGGCGCTCCAGTACCACGACGTGGAACTGCGGATCACCTGGGGTACCGTGACCTCCTCGGATCGCTTCGAGTGCTTCGGCAACTTTGTCTACCTGGACAATCAGGAGCGACAGGACATGGCACAGAAGGAGCACAATATGCTCATCACTCAGGTTCAGAGGGCTGAGCCGTCGGGTGGCAAGGTGCAGGACCTCCAGTTCAACCACCCAGTCAAGTACATGGCGTCCTCGAACACGGCGGTGTCTGCCACGACTGGCAACGGTCTTGCCTCTGTCACGAACCGTGTCAAGTTCCAGATCAACGGCACGGATGTGACGGATTACAAGTATGCCGCTCCCCACTACACCCAGGTGACCTGCTTCTACCACGTCCCCAACATGACCAACAACAACACCAAGACGTTCGTCTACCCCTTCTGCCTTGACACTGCCAAGCACCAGCCGACGGGTACCCTGAACTTCTCTCGCCTCGATTCGGCTCGACTTCTCTCAGAGACTGACAACATCACGAGCAAGATCTACGCTGTCAATTACAACGTACTCAAGATCAGCAACGGTATGGCAGGTCTACTGTATGCCAATTAAATCTCGGGTAATGTCAAACAGATGAAGTTCTGGCAGTACGTTGTGATTGCTGCATTCTTGTTTGTGTGTATGTACGACCCCAAGTCTGGGGGTCTCGAGAATTACCTGACCCCCGGGGGGAGCAAGAGGGGTGCCAAGAAGGCGTCGTGCTGCGACGATGCACCAGTGGGTCGTCAGTGCAACCCACCTCATTACCAGGCGGTCCAGTTTGCAGAGCCAGAGATGGGGATGGGGTGTCCTCGTGAAACCCCGCAGGTCAAGAATGGTGCGATATTTGGTCGCTAAAAAACTTCAGGCATATACAAATGATCTCGGTCAACCGGGACACCATTTCAATTGTTGTTGCGCTCCTCGTGGCGGCCGCTGGCTACTACCTGTTCGTGGAGCTCAAGAAGCAAAGGGGTGACATCGAGCGCTGCAAGAACTTCAGCATCGAACTGGCGCACAAGGTGCACACGCCACCAGTGGTGGTACCCCCGCCGCCCCCGCCGTCCGCACAGCCCGCTATGGAGACTGTGGTTGAGGATGAGGAATAATTTCCGTGGGGATATCAAGAGGACATGAATGACCTTCTGCATGAGGAACGGCATAAAGCCATAGCCATTCCTGTATGCATTTCGGGGGGTCATCCCAAGTTCCTCACAGTCCGGGACCGAAGATTCAAGGACTGGATCTTCGTTGCAGGGGGTTGCAGAAAGAGGGAAATAAACAACCCTCTCCGATGTGCCCTAAGGGAACTGGAGGAAGAAACAAGGGGTGTGATCTCTCTGAAAGAGGGGGAGTACACCACTTACACCTTCAGGGCTTACAACCGGACAGATGAGGAACTACGGGATGATCAACAGAAAGGCATACAGGTTGTTTCCGTATATCACGTTTTCATATTTTTTGTCGATATGACCCAGAATGAAAGAGATGATACCATCCAAAAGTTCAACACCGAGAAGGCAAAGATGGATGCCATGAAGTTGAGGCACATGCCGATCAAGCGCACGTACGACGAGAATGACATGATGCTGTGGGAAACGCTGGAGGAGTTTAGTCAGAGGAAGCAGTGGGACATCATCAAGTACAATGTGCTTAACAATCCCATGTTCTGCCACAAACTGCACGAATCTCGTTCGATCTTTAATATCAAAAGAAGTTATACACTCAATGCCCCAATCAGTTGTGACGGCGGAGCTGAAAGATCAGGCGGTGCAGATGGCAAAGGAGGAGAATGCCTCCCAGGAAACCGTAGAACTCCTTATGGGAATGAAAGCTCGGGACCTTGTGAAGTGGATGAAAGAGCGGCGGACGAAAACGGATTCTCACCCGTCTGGAGAGGAGGACGACGAGGACTCAGAAGCGCTAGTAAATCGCTTTTCGGCGTTTAATAAAAACTACTAGCCATACTATATCAATAGAGATGCTCAAGCAGTGGAGCAAGACGCATGCATTCAACAATCGCAAATCCCTTTCACACGTGCTTATGGACGGAGGTGTCCTGTCAATCCCGTATGAAAGGCTAGACGAGTTCAATCAGATGTATCTGGATTGCGTACTCAAGAAGGAGAAGGTGTTTGTGGTGGAGCAAAAGACTCCCGTCTACAACTTCTTCATGGATCTGGACTACAAGGATGATGAACAGCTGGATCTCCATCAGATTGAAGTCATCTGCAAGACCATATGTGACAAGGTGAACACGCTGGGTGGTCAGAGGTGTCTCATCTGCGTGGCAAACCCCAAGATTGTGGGTGACATGGTCAAGACTGGTATCCACATGAACTGGGACGGACTGCGTGTGAACCAAGAGGGGGCATTGAGCATCCGGGCGCACGTGATTTCCCTGTTGCGGAAGGCGTACATGGCTGTCAAGTGGGACAGCGTTGTGGACGAGGCTGTGTATAAGGGGAGTGGGTTTCGCCTCCCGTGGTCTCACAAGATGTCCAAGGGTGTCGTGGAAGATCCGTACCTGCCCATAGCAGTCTACGAGGCGGGAGAAGGCGCTGGACCCTTCAAGCCCCGTGGGAAGTGGGTGACCGTCGGGCAGGAGCCGACGATCGAACACCTGCGGATGGCAACGGTTCGCCTCCCACCCGACGCAGAACCCATGGAGATACCCGTGGGTCCAGATCTGAAGCGCAAGATGGAGGGTGGGTTTACCGCCGCCCAGACGAAGAATGAGGTGAATGACACCGAGTTGGTGGCACTTCTGGAGACGTTCGTGCGGAAGAATATGCAGGGGCAGCAGAATGCCCGTCTCACGAGACTGTTCAAGAGCAAGACGGGGTTTCTGGTGAGCACACACTCCCAGTACTGCGAGAATGTCCGCAGGGATCACGGATCTAATCACGTGTGGTTCATGGTGGATGGGAAGGGTATCATCAGCCAGAAGTGTTTCTGTAGGTGCGACACGACCAAGGGAAGGTTTCACGGCTTTTGCAAGGATTTCACGGGTCGAAAACTCCAGTTGCCCCCTAGTGTCGTTAGGAAGATGTACCCCGACAATAAAACATTTGAGAATATCAAGAAGGCGATCCTGCCCAATGCTGTTATCAATTCTGGCAAGCGTATTTCTGCTAATCTGGCTCCTATCTATACCAACAGTTTCCACACGCCAAGGGATTAAACTGACGGCAATCAAGATCAGGGTCCACGAATTCTCTGGGCTCAACCCAGAGGCGTACGGACGCTTCATCTCGAGCGTCGAGATGTTCGAGAGAAGTTCAGAGACCTCCCCCCTCATCGCAGCCTCACACCTGTACGACGCCACTGCACACGCCTCGGACATTGTATACATGTGTACGGATGGCGGGGCGCATGAAAAGATGGCGGAGATTATTCAAGAACTCGCAGTTCAGGGCGAACAGATACTCATCCAGAAGTCATCTGAACTGGGTGTACCATTCAAATCATTGTACTTAAAGGACTCACTTAATATTTAACAAATGCCCCCGAAAACTCGGTCTGGGCGTGTATCTAAGGCACCAGTTCGCTACGAACCAGTGGAAATTCCAGAAGATGACGATGACCCAGAGGAGATGCCAGGCAGCGACGAGGATGAGGATCTCGGGGATATCATCTATTCAGATGAGGACGAGAGTGAGGAGGAGGATGAGGGGGACGCTGATGAGGAAGGAAACCTCGCTGGATTTGTAGTTGGCGACGAAGATGAGGAGGTGGAGGAGTTGGAGGTGGGGTCCGACGAGGACGAATGGGATAGTGAATATGAATCGGAGGAGGAGGAGGATGAATAGATTGAACTCTCCCCACACGCTATACACCTCTCTATCATGACACCCGCTTCGGTGAAAGTGAAATAACTTCTGCTGTGGCGAGACTTGGTACTCCCGAGACCAAACTCTCCCCACAAGAGATCATCTGGCAGCACAGAGTTCCACAGTACCTTGTGTGCCATAAGACGTTTCAGACTGCGTTGTCTACAGGACATTAAATTACACGAGGAGAATAATGGAAACTGACCTATCTTCAGCCGATCCAGTTCAGGGTGCAGAGATCAACTTCAATGGTCTTCACCGCCCTGACCCCTATGCAGAGCAACACCACCACGAGGGTGACGAGGAGGACCGCACCATGCTCTCTCAGCCCTCGATGATGCCACCCCCACCACAGGACTACATGTACTACGCCCCACCCCCACCGCAACCACACATCCCAGAGCCTCCTACGAAGCCAGGTGATATATTCAGCAACATGGACAGGACAACCTGGGTGTTGTTGATTATAGCATTTGTTGTTGGGTTTTTCATGGGCAGGGGAATGATCCAACCCGTTATACTTAGGAGTCACGCTGGTTGATATCCATATCATACCCCCCACCCTCCACCTCCGCCGCTAACTCCCTGATGGCTGCCTTGCGATCCAGAATATTGGTAACCACATTCGTGTTAAACAAACTATACTTGTACTCGCTGTCAAATGCGGCAATGTCCATCGGGTCCTCTCCTGGAACCTCCGTCTTATAACTCTTCTTCACATCGTTCTCTAACAAGTACGTAGCCCGTATCTTGTTAGATGGCAACGTGCTGGCATCCTTCATGACTGAAGTTGCATCAATCACGGGACGCTTCGTATCTGCTGACATGTCCACCATGGACGAAAAGTATATCACCACCCCCAGAGCCACCACCAGATTCACCACATTCAAGATGATATTAAGGCTACAAAGAATACTATCCTCCTCCATCTACTTTTCCTCAACATTTTCCTTAGCCAGATCCGCCTCCCGCTTCGCCTGACGCTCCGCCATCTCCTTCTGGACAACGGCATCCGCCTCCTTGACCAGTTCATCGATGGAGGCTTCGGGCTTCTCCTTCTTCAGGCGCTCCAGCACATCCGATGGGTGGCTCACAGGCGCCTCATCTGGCTTCGAGTAGAACTTGGAGTTCTCGTCACCAGGCTTGATGTACTCGTTATCCGGGTTCTCAATCATATCACGCTTCCGCTCCTCGAACAGGCGAGCAGCCTGCTTCTGATTCTCCCGATATCCCTCCATAATCTCCTGAAGCTTGTCGTTGGTGTAGTGGGAATCCTCAATCTTCTGCGGATCAGGTGGAATCAGGAGCCACTTGTACATATCCACGACGTAGATGTCAAAGGTGCTGTCCTCCTTCTGGAGGCGCTTGGCGTGGTTGGCAGCCTCATCACGGGTCGCAAAGCATCCGCGGATCTTGATGCCAAACTTGTCGCACTTCTGAGGGGCTTCAGGTCCGACGACAGAGAGGCATGCAAAGAGCTGACCCGGCACGGTGGTGTAATCCTGCTCAAGAGACATTGAGTGGTTTGATATATAAAGTTGTACCGCTTTATATATCAAAATGGAGGAGATTCGCAAGTCTAACAACCTTGTTAAGCGCTCTCTGATAGAGCACATCTGCAGGGACCGTCGAGGTCTCCAGGTACTTGACGTGGGATGCGGGTGCGGGGGTGACCTCCTCAAGTGGAAGGCTGCGGGTGCCAGGGTTGACATGTGTGACCCTGATCGTGACAGTCTGGATGAAGCCCGTCGGAGGGCAGAGGGATTGAAGTACAAGGTGAGGCTCTTTGAGGGTGACATTCGTTCGTGTCCTCACAAACAGTATGACGTCATCTGCTTCAACTTCTCGCTGCACTACATATTTCAGGACAGGGAAACATTCATCCAGAGTATCAAAGCAATCCGTCAGCGTATGAGAAGGGGTGCTGTACTGATCGGGTGTATCCCCGATGCCCACCACATCCTGGACTCCCTGCCGTTCCACGACACGTTGGGAAACACCTTTGAGTCGCGGGGTCGCACGGGGTTTGGGGACTTTGGGGAGCAGATCGAGGTTCAGTTGGTGGATACGCCCTTCTATAGTCAGGGTCCCCGCCCAGAGCCACTGGCATACAAGGACATGTTGGTGTCTCACCTGGAGCAAAAGGGGGTGCTTCTGGAGGGGTGGGAGCAGTTTGACGGTACACCCCTCCAGAAACTGTATTCAAAATTTTTGTTCCGCTTATATTAATGGAGTTTGTGATAGTTTGTTGTGCGGCGGCAGGGTGTGTTGCCCTGACCACGGAACCGGACAGGTTCACGGAAGTCAAGAGGAAGTATAAGGCTCTCCGTGAGCACTTGATAACGAGCGATGACCCTAGGTGGAAGCCCCTTCACATGGAGTGTGTCCTCGTGGGAGTTCACAAAGATATGGGGAGTGGCATTGGGTGGAACACGAACAAGGGGTATGAGATTGGCGTGTGCATCGACGGTACCCCCAACCAGATCTTCCACGTCCTGCTCCACGAGCTGTCACACTGCACAGTTGAGGAGTACGAGCACTCACCTCAGTTCTGGCAAAACTTCAGGGACCTCCGAAAGGTTGCGGAGTCTTTGGGTCTTTATGAAATCATTCCAGTGGAGCAGGGATTCTGCAAGAGGACGATCATTGACTAAAAAATATCTGATGATACTATAAATGGAAAACCTCACATCTGTTAGTATCTACGCTGGGACTATTGGGATCATCGCAGCTGCAATGGTGAACCCCAGCAACAAGGGTCTCGCTCAAGAGTGGAAGGCGCTCACTCTCTTTGGTATCATCCCGTCGATGATCAAACTGGCATCCATGACGGGTGAGGCTCAGCTTGCCCCCAAGGTGATCTTGTTTGCATGTGCCGTTACGGTCGTGATCCATCTTATCCTTCGGACGGTGTCCGAGAAGTACAAGATGGCTTTCAAGAACCCATCACAGGTAACCCCAGGTGAGGCTGTCATGACGTGGACTGGCGTTACGCTCGTCTACGCACTGTCGCTCACTGGCGCCCTGCTCCTTTTCAAGAATAAGTACAATGGCGGGTCGATTATCAAAACCGCCGCCCCAACCCCGAGTGCTCCCTCGATGGCACAGGTTTAGGCACGAGCCATGAAACGCTGAGCAGCATAGAAAGCAAGGGCAGCGACCAGACCGGACACAACAAGACCGGTGGTGCCACGCTCCCCATCCACGAGAAAGTTGGGAATCATCGTCCCAAGCTTCGCCTGGACGGGATCGCTGAACGCCAGGGAGGCAGCGAATGCCACCATCACCGCCTGCATCTGCTCATCCGTCAGATTCAGGGGGTTTGCCTGGGCGGGGGCGGACTTCTTGGGGGCATCCTGCTGCGGGGCCACCTGCGGCTGCATCATCATCGCGGCGCCCTGGTTGGACGGCATCTGCGGAGGCATCATCTGGGGCGGAGGACCCTGCTGGTACTCCTCGGGCGAAAGAACATCGTCGATTGGTGTGGAATCCATCATTTCTCTTTTATCGGTTATACTATCTGTAGGATTTTTTGGTGGCGGTCCAAACGCTGCAGTCGGTTGCTCACGAACTGGGCGGCTGCTCTGTGACATGGCGGGGGGTGGGGGTTCCGCCGTTGACCCAACCCCAAAGGGTACCATGCCCTCCCCACTGTCCTGAAGATTCATAGTAATCGGCTGACCTGCTGATGCCATTAGATCTGATATACCGGGGCAATCTTTTTTAAAGTTTTCAGCGCATATGTAAACAGTAAACAATGCAGATCTTTGTAAAGACTTTGACTGGCAAGACCATCACGTTGGAGGTGGAGTCATCTGACACTATCGACAATGTGAAGGCAAAGATTCAAGACAAGGAGGGCATCCCGCCAGATCAGCAGCGCCTCATCTTCGCTGGGAAGCAGTTGGAGGATGGGAGGACTCTCTCGGACTACAACATCCAGAAGGAGTCCACGCTCCATCTCGTGCTTAGGCTGAGGGGTGGTAAATAATAAATCTCCGCAAATACAAAATGAACTCTAAGCAAACTCAGCAGATACTAGTGTTCCTCCTAGTCGTGGTGGTCATCACCTATCTCGCGGGTATCCTGTCCTATAGGGAGTGGAAGAAGTCCAACCCCCAGGGGACGGTCAAGGAGTACTTTAACGGGCAGAACCCCACAACCAAGAAGATCATGGTGGGCATGGCGAGCGGTCTCATCTTCGGCTTCATCGACAACTTTGGACTGTTTATGGGCATGTCCATCCTGGACCCCCTCTTGAAGAAGCTCCCGGGTGCGGGTGACGCAAATGTGTTCGCTGGCTACGGCAACACCTTCTCGGACATGGTGGGCGCCTTCCTCGGCACCTTCGGTGGCAAGTATGTGGCGGACAAGTTCAAGGAGGATGAGTACCCCATCTGGTCTGAGGCGGTTGGTATCATTCTGGGTTGCCTGATGGGCATTGCCGCAGGCAAGGCTGTGAAGCCTAAATAAAGTTTGCCGCCCATTTATGAACATAATACGATGTTTAAGTATATTGCCCAGCAGATGTTCAAAACATCCTCCAAGCCAACAACCATGCTTGGAAGATGGTCGTTAAAACATAGGTGTCCCACAGAGGACCTGGTGGTCTTCAACGCAAACCGTGACCATTGTGGTGACACGATATGCGGTAATCAGGAGGAGTACAAGAAGATGGCACCTAAGAAAGCTTCGTAATCTTGGCGGTGGCTGTGGATGCCTTGGCGGGACCCTTCTGTGCGTGATTGGGATCATATCTCTGTTTGTGCATATTCCACAGTTGGGGTGAGCAGCACTTGAAATTCTTGCGGATTGCCGCCCTGTACCAGAACACGCAGTCCTCAATCTTGTTGGAGTGCTTGGTGTTGTCGAGGACCAGGCACTCGTAGTTTTCCGTACACGCATCCATGACCTTCTGGAACATCTGGAAGTTCGGGAAGATACCAAAGAATGCCTTGTAGAGCTTCTCTCTGTTCTGCACGATATTCTCTCTCAGGATGAACACGTAGTCCACGTTGGCGCGGAGGTCTGGAGTCAGGTCCATACAATACTGCATCGACAGCATGAAGAAGATCTTCCAGTGCCTACCGTTCATGAAGCACTGACGGATACACACGTCCTTCATGAACTTGCGGTCGTACATGCAGTCGTCCAGCAGCAGAAATGCCCCGGGGGGTGTCTTATTCTTGATGGCTATGGACTTCTGACGATCCAGCACCCTCTCTATCGCCTCTCTGTCATAGTCACCGTAGATGCACAAGTCGGGTACGAACGACTTGTAGTGGTGGTTGCCATCCTCGGTCGCAGACATGACTATACCTGCTGGAAGATGCTTCTTCCAATACAGAACATCTGTAATCAGTGTGGACTTGCCAGTCCCACGCTTCCCGATGAACACGCACACCTTGTCGTCCGCCATGGTTCGTGGGTCGAACTTTTTGAGCTGTAGGTTCATAACGCTCCTGATATCCTCAGTGAGTTTTTTGCTTGAAAATAATCCGCAGGTATTACAGAATGGCGAGTGGCCGTGTCGAACTCGTTAGCACTGGTGTGCAGGATCAATACATCACCGACCTGCCCACATTCACCTACTTCCACAAGCAGTATAGGCGTCATACCCGCTTCTCCACCGACACCATCATGAACTCTTTCGAGGGCGAGATGAACTTCGGCGGAACCCTCAGGTGCATCATCCCTCGCAAGGGAGACCTCATAAAGACCATATACATCAAGCTCAACCTCCCAATCCTCTCGGGGGCAGACACTACAGATTCCGTTGGGTACACCGACAGCATAGGACACGCCATCATCGAGTACGCAGATCTCCTGATCGGCGGTCAGACTGTGGAACGGATCACATCCGAGACAATGGAGATCTATCACGAAATGTACACCAGTGATTCTCACCAAGAGTCCCTCAAGTACACCGTGGGTAAGACAGGATCCCTCACGGGTCTGGGTCCCGCATCTGGCACTCTGGTGGGTGAGTACGGCGCATACCCCAGGCAGTTCCTGGTTGCCCTCCCCTTCTACTTTTTCCGCAACCCGAGCATGGCAATCCCCCTGTGTGCTTTGGACAAGCACGAGGTTGAGGTGGTTGTGAAACTCCGGGAACTCTCGAAGGTTGTGACGGCAGCCAGTCTCACTGACGAACAGGTTCAGGCGCTGAACATCGGGACTTCGAGCGTCACCGACGTTGTCCCAGACTTTGCCGCAAACGTTGTGATCCAGAGCGCCGTGTTGAGTCTCCAGAGCGAGGGGGAGATTGCGGGTTCCGAGAATGTCCCCCCGAGTACCCTGTTGCCCGAGATCCCTCTCAGTCTGGCGGGGAGTTCCCAGAGTGAGGTGAACGTCTCGGTGCACGAGATTCCCACGGGCATCTCTGGGTACGGTGTGCAAACCTCAGATGTCATCAGGACGTACGAGACCACCTGGCGTTCCACGTCTGGGCAGTTCCCGAATGCCGACGGTGTGTTTGGGGACTACCCCATCTCCATCATGAACAACGGGATCTACGACACCCTGACAAACGTGAGTGTGAATGCCACGACCATTCACGTCACCCCCGTGACGGATGGCAACGGGGACCCCTACTTTGACATTGCCCTCTACAACATCAACAACGTTCCTGGGGAGAGCACAAAGACCCTGTCAAAGTTCCTGACCAACAACGTACCATCTTATCCACCAGCAGGTGCGATGATAACCGACGCATCTGGGTGGTACCACATCATCCTCCAGATTGATCCAGATAACAAGACACTGACCCTATATGTGAACGGCGCAGAGGTTGCCTCGGACGTGTCATTTGTGACGCAGTCTCTGGTTGAAGCGTACCACTACGTGATTTACATGGCTGACCTCGAGTATCCCCCTTCGTCGGACCCTTTCAATTACGGTGACAATGTGACGAGAATATACCCCAGGGCGCAAATGCATTCTCTTGCGGTTTACACATCTGACACGACCGTTACTGAGTGCCGCACCCAAGCGGACCTGGATGATCCCTCGAACAAACTCAGGGGTTCAGATCTGCACAGGTTCAATGTTGCCAACACACGCGAGGAGTACCAAGGGCAGAATGGTGGGACTCGCCCACCCAGGTGGTTGCCCAGCATGACCGATATCGGCACGAATGGCAGTCTCATCGGTCTGTTGAATGCGAGTGAAATACCAGCAAAGGAGGCGGCGTATGACGTGGATTTCATGTGCACCCACAATGCCATTCCCCGCCTTGATGTCGGCGACAAATTCATCTTCCTGAACGGAACATCCCAGAGGTACGGCGGTGGGTCGTCAGGAGGTAATTTCCCTGGCGGTGTTGGTAGCCGGGATGTCACTTTCAACATGGGTACCCAGTTTCGTCTTCACGTGTGGGAGGGTAGCACAAAGTTTCCCCTCCCCTCTGACGGATCTACGGACTGCCAGGCATTCCTGGATAACCTGCATGCGTGGGGAACCGAGCGGTTCGTGATATCGGGACTGGACTCAAACCGGACATTTGGGTCGACGCACACCCTGGCGTCGGATAACGGCAACGGCGGGTTCCTAATGCAGGGTAGGTACACGACGATTCCAGCTTCGATTCCAGTGATATCCACCATAGTCATTCGCCGACCCGCTGGAACCACCTGGACCCAGAGTCTCTTCCTCAGGGGTATCAACATCACCCTGAATGATAACATCATGGTAACCCAGGTGAAAGACCTTGTGGTTCACGACACCGCCACCCTCCACAACCAGAACATGATTACGTGGGCAAATGATGTCACCGACGGGGTTGCCACCTACAACGCCAGCACGTGGCTGTTGAGCCTGGTCGATCAGCGCAACCAGACGACCGAGCCGCAGACGGGGTCGTTCAGTACCGGCATCGGGTTCAACCTGTCCCAGAGCGCCCCCGATTCCGACCTGGCAACAATCAGGTTCTACGGGACTCCTGCTAGCATCTCGCTTCAATTTGCCGATGTGGGGTTCCAACAGGAATCTGAGTTTGTGGTGAACGGTGAAACCTTCTCAGTCCCTGATGGCAGCGGGGGTGTCATCTCGGGAACCGGGTCGACCGTGCCCCTGAGCACTCCCAACGCAGGACAGAACGTGGTGGATCAGCCCGTTGAGTCGGACTCTGGCTCAACGTTCATATCAACAGCGCTATCCTCTCCCGCGGCATCCTCGGCATTCCAGTACTTCGAGACCCGTGGGTACTACAGCACTCTGTCAGCAGCCGAGATCTCGACTCGCATCACAGCAGCATCATCCGCCTCATTCTACAGTTCCCGCATCGACCTCGGAACCATCGTGGTGGACCCCACCTCCACCCTTTCCGCTGACGGGCGCTTCAGGTGTGAGTTGCCAGTGGAGTACGTATATGTGACCCAATCGGAGATTGATTTTTTCAAGAGCAGGGGGGTGGATTACCTGATTACCCAGACGCAAGTGAGTACCGTCAGGGTTCTGGCGGACCAGACGTTGGTGCGGGCTCGCCTCGGGTTCACCAACCCGTGCAAGGAGTTGTGGATGGCAGTCCAGACCAACTCGAACGTCACCCAGAAGAATGATCTCTTCTGTTACACCAACCACAGGCATCTCAACTACCCCAAGTACCAGCAGGTGGTGAGCATGAATCTGGATTTCAATCACGAGACTAGGGTTTCCAGCGAGGTGGCTGACACGAACCTCTTGAGGTACATGCAGCCCATGAGGCATCACACCAGGGTTCCAACTCGTGACATCTACTGCTACAGTTTTGCCATCGATCCAGAGAGCGACACCCCGAGTGGTCAGGTGAACCTCAGTCGGATCCTGAACAAGGAACTGACCCTCAACCTGACACCCATGGATGAGGCGAGGACTGTGAAGCTCTACGCCAGGGTGTACAACATCCTCAGGATCCAGCACGGTCTGGGTGGTGTCATTTTCAACGATGTGGCACCTAATTAAGGATGAGTGCCTACATATATCAAAGGGGGCAATGGAGCAGCAAATCATTGACATCGCAATCAACGGCTTTACCCCTGTCATGGAGGCGGCAGTCATCCTGGCGGGGGAATATTGCAAGGCGTGTGGTCGATCCACTATGACTTCTGTGGACATGCAGTACGCCTTGCGATACTCAGCTCGCAACGTGACGGGAAAGACTGAGGGGTCCATGTTCCCTGAACTTCAGGAGGACAGCGACAGTGACAGTGACATCGAGGACATCGAGGAGGTGGATGAGGATGACGAACCCTTCACCCGCTATCAGGGCAACGACCCCCAGATGGTGGCAATCAACGAGTGCTACGACACATGGTCCGAGTGGGTTCCTGCGTCTCCTCTGGAACAAATGATAAAATCGTCTATAGACAAGATAGGTGGTGAATGAAACCCCTCAAGAAGGTTGGCAAGAGTGATCCCAAAGGGTGGCAGACACCTCAGGACAACGCCTTTCCTATCGTGCCAGAACCTGACGATGAAAACGAACTCCCTGTACCATATTATGATTCAGATGACTACGATGATGAATCAGACTTTACACACGATGACAACTACGGTGATACAGACACCGAATACGGATCAGACACAGGAAGTGGTGTATCTCATGTGAGGGCAAGCCCGAGGGTACACACCACCTCGACTCCGTCATACAAAACAATTGTTAAAGAGGAGAATGATTTTGTGGAAGAATAATTTTCTCAGACGATTGTATACAACGAAATGATCCAGACTGTCGTTAGCCAGCTCGAGACTCAGTCCCTGAACGCCCTTGTGGCGGGCTTCAGCTTCGCGTCCGCCATCGCGTGGATGGATGTCGTCCGCGTCCTCGTGGCCCTGCTCATCAAGAGCAACCGCCAGACCCCAGGCGCTCTCACCATCACGGCGGTGCTCACGACGGTGCTGTCCATCCTCGTGTTCCTCTCCCTCTCCAAGGTGTCCAAGAGGGTCACGCAGCCGGCGGGCCCGGTGTACGCGGTCGCCCGTTGAACATCATCAGGGAACCCAGACCCAATAACAGTATAAAAAATACCACAGCAATCTTGTGCTCCCTCTTGATGTGAACGCGATCTGGAAATTCTAGCAGGGGCGGTTCCACAGGGGGAGGAATTGCATCGGGTTCCAGGATATCATCATGTTGCTCGATCTTCTTTGTGTGATCACATTCGATTGCAAACTTCACCAGAATGTTTGCATTCCTCAGGTCGTATTGAAACAGCCGGTTACCGTTGTTCCAATAAAGCCTTAGGCGCCCAGAGGTCATGGTGGGTATACTGACCTCCAACTTCCTGACGAGCACCTCGCCATTCTTCATTGCCAACGTGGTCTGACTGGGGTCCACCAGTATCCTGCCGAAAAACATGGCGTGATCGGAATTCAGAAAGACGGGCTCCGTGAGATCATCTTCCCCGTGTGTAAGGCGGAGAAACAGGCTACGGACTGGTATGAGGTTTATCACCCCCGAGTGGAGTTCCCAGGTCCCAGGGGTGACCTCTGTCGCCTGGATGTCCACTCCCGTGAAGCCCAGGAGGTTTGCAGCGGGTCCGTACCCATCGGGGTAGGCGCCGCTCTCCCAGTTGAACTCGAATTCCGAGGAATTGGAAAACACAAAGATGCGGTGGGTGGCGTCGTAGCTTACGGTAATTCCCGCCAACTGGGTCACCAGCACAGCCTGAACGTGCGCTGCGAGGACAGCGGGGTCTGTGTAGAACCTCAGGGAGTTCAGGAATACCGTTGTAGCTCCTCCGACTGGTATGGCTGAGTTGCCATCGGTTACCGTTGGCTGAGTGAGGGGGACTTGTGCTGATACAACGGCAATTTCTTTGACGTTGTACACAGGTGTGTTGAATATCTGTTCAAAGTCCTGAGGATTTGCCCAGACGCTCAGATCCCTTTCTGCGCTATCGAATGTGACTATGTGTCGCATATTACTATCATATGTGAGTAAAATTTACGGTCCACCCCCGACGTGGTGGGCGAGTGGGTTGTTCTGGAGCACCTTGTGGGCAATGTCAAGGCTACCCTCGCTCATGACCCTCTCATCCAGATTGCCCTTGAACACGTTGTGGTTCTGCTTGCCCAGGGGGGCGTACTGCTGGAAGCGCTGCCCTGGGTCGACAACTCCCATCCTCCCGTCAGTGCGGGACTGGTCAAAACGAGTTGCCGTGACACGACCAGCCGTCTTCTGAGCGCTCTCCCTGACGTTCATCCTGCCGGCGTTACCCACACGCTCCGCCTGCCCACGGCGATCCGATGCCCTCATGTCCAGAGGGGTGTTCTGGTAGCCGTGAGCCCACGAGGAGATACCTGGGGCGGCGTTATCCACGTGGGTGTAGGTCTCGATGTTGCGGTCCGACTTGTTTCTGGTGGGATCCTGTGCCACCTGGGAGGCGGAGACGGTGCGGCGGGCAGGTGCAAAGCCCAGACCGTCGCCACGGTAGCCCGTGGTGCTGCGCGCCGTGACCCTCTTGGTCCTCTCGTACTCCTCGCGCACCCTGACGCCGCTGAGGTTTCCACCCTGCCCCGACGCCCGCCCCGGCTGGGGTGGGAGGCGCTCTGGGAGGTAGGCGGTGGTCTCGGGCTTGTGGTGGGTCAGATTGCCCACCGTCCCCGGCTGCTTGTTGAGGGCGTGTCCGTGGTTGGCGCGCCCGGGGAGTTGGGTGAGCTTGTACTCGCTCACATTGATGGGGTTAACACGGTACAACTGCTGGTACCCACCGTACGCAGGGGTCTCTGCGTTAACCCCGAGACCTGGACCCACCAACTCCTTTGTGCTGGGGGACAGGTTGTTCATCTTCCCGCTGATGTATTGACGATCACGGAAGTCCCTGACGGGTTCGCCGTTCACGTTGGTCATGGGGGCAATGACTGAGAATGAGGGGTGTTCCAACTTCATCTGGTTAAACTTGTTCAGAGGGGCGGTCTCTCCCCCTATCTCGTATCGGGTGTTCAGCAATTCCGTGACGTTCTGGCGGTTAGCGTGAGGAGCGGGAGGAGGCTCTTGTGGTACGGGCGTCCTATCACTCAACTGCTTCCCGGCAAAAGCCAGAGCAAAGATTGCGGCTATAGACAATGGATCTGCCATTATTACAATTCCTATAGATTATTATTTACTGCCGAGGGCAATACCTCTGGCTGAAAGATGCGTTCTGGATGTCAGCGCGGGTTGAGGACGGGTAAGAAGTACGCACCTTCACTGGGATGGAGCAGGTCATCTCCTGAAGCGGGTGCAACTGGCGTTCCGACTCCACCAGAACCCTCCCGAAGCGGGTGGTGCTCTGGGGGCGGAGGCGGTCCTGGACGTCCACAAGCTCCGCGGGGGCGCCCTTGCCCGCATAATACGGGGCGGTGCCGTACAGCTCCGTGTTGGGGCGGCACGAACCACAGTTCCCTGGACCAGCGGGCTGGGGGTACATGAAGAAGTTGTCGGTGGCGCACTGACTGGGGGCGCCGCCAGCGTCAACCTGGATGGAAGATGTGCTCAACTGGTATGCCATGATGTGATACTGTTATATATTAAGAATTAAATCAGCGAAGGTCTCCCGTCTCCGCCAACCCCCTGAAATTCTCCAACTGCACCCCACGTGTGTCGGGGCTGCAGACACTCTGATCGCTCCTACAGAGGGGCGAAAACTTCTTGCCGTAACACCACTCCGCAAACTCCGTCTGGGCACCTGGGACGGTGCTGACGGGCATGGTCACGAACTGACGGGAGGCGGCGTTGCGCTGGTGCTCTGGGAGCGCCGAGCGGCTGCGACCCGCGTCGAAGGGGATGGTGTTGTCCAGGTTGTCCATGACCTCCTTGCGGACGGTGGGGTAGAAGCAGGCTGGAGCGGGGGATGGCTTGCCGTAATCCGCAATGGTCACATTTGCCATGGGGTTGTCGGCAGTGGGGCGACGGCACCCACTCGGAGGCTCACTGCTCCCTGGGGATGCCTGGACCAACGAACTCCCCTTGATGGCACCGTTGTTGTAGAGTACCCACAGACCAATCATAACCATGGAGGTCAGGATAAAGACCCGCTCATCACGGCGGAATGCGTACGTGATCAGTGTGCTGTAAAGAATGAAACGTGTGGCAGCGTTCACACGTTCGGCTGGACCCTGCTCCTTGATGGGCCAGAAGTTTAGGAGTTGGTCATTCTCAACCAACTCACGAGGGTTATCAAACCATACAGGTACCTCTTCCTCCATTGTCTATATTGTGTTATGCGAAGATTTTACTTCTGAAGGTTTCCGAGGAGACCACCCAACATCTTCATGAGATCACCCTCAGACTGCTCACCCGAAGCAATCTGCCCTGCAGTCTTCTCAGCCACCCCCTCGATGGCAGCCAGTGTGTCTGCTGGAAGCGCCGTGATGGTCATGCCCAGCATGAGGAGGGTCTGGAGGTACTGCCAGATGCAACTGCGGGTGTTTTCGGAGCAACCCGCCCAATTCTTGGCAAGGTTCAACTCGTTCAGGGACTTGAGGTTCTCGGAGGTCAGCACAGTCTCATCCTTTGCCATGATGCGCTCTTGGAGGGGAGCGATCGTCCCCATGAAATTCTCAACCACCTTGCGGGGGTTCGTCTTGCGAAGCAGGTCGAATGCTGATTCGTACTTCTTGATACCCTTCTCCTCTGGGAACGTTTGTGTAAGTTCTGAGAGGAACTGAGAGAGCATATCGTTGAATGCGCCGACAGATGCCATTGTGTGGTTTATATTCTATTGGTGGAATTCTTTAATACGGATCTGACGAGATCTTCTCCTTACTACCCACTCCGTTAGCCATGATGAAGTACACCATCAGGGCGTTCAGGAGGGCTGGCTTGGTGTACTGGGATGGCTGGAGTTTGCCCTCGTTGTTCATCTTTGCCCTCATGTGAATGTACCCAGCCGTGATGAGACCAGCCGCCACGGCTGCCCCAAACGGGTCCCTGAGCTGTTCGGAAATGTCCATAATTACAGTTTACTCAGATTATTTTGGGGGAGCACCTGGTGCCAAGTCCTCGTCGTCGTCGTCATCATCTTCGTACTCACCCTCGCCTTCGCCCCCCAAGCGCTGACCCTCCAGGGGGATGTCACGAACCTCTGGGGCTCCACCGACCGCTGGGGCTGGCGTGGGACCCTCGGCGGGCGCCTCCCCCGCCGCCGGATCTGTCTCCCCCTCCCCCGCCGCCGGCTCCTCGGAAAGACCTTCGCCCTCACCCACCGCCGGCTCGGGCTCCTCCTCCTCTTCATCCGAAAGCCCCCCACCCGCCTCGAAGCCCACGGTTTCCGAGTCGTCACGGGTGCCGATGTTCGTCTTGAGAATCTCCTGAACCGGCACCATATTCTTGACGGTCAGGAGGATTGCGTCGTTGAACCGAGCCATGAGCTTGATGTCCCTGTCGTACTCGTTCCCCTCCTCCTGGAAGATGTACGGGTCCTTGAACAGGTCACGTGCTGCATTCTCGTAGCACCCCTGAATGAAAGTATCATTTGGGGGAATCTTCACGTTGATCTTCTTCTTCTCGGCAGACAGGCGAACCGATGCCAGGATCTTGACACTGCTCACGAACACAGCCGCCAAGAGGTCATTGTACCACGAACATGCATTGTTGATCGTGTCAGAGTGACCCTTCACGATGTTGCTGTTCCACTCCTTCACGTCCCTCAGCAACTCCTGGAACTTTTGGAGAACCCGCTTGCCCTTCGAGAGCTGAACCGCCTTGTCGTACATCTCCTGAAACACCACAACCATGTGAGGAGTCATGATCTCAGCCAACTGCTGGCGATACTCGTCACGGGCAACTGTTAAGATATCCATTGGAGTAATCAACTATTTTCTCTGCTTCAATCTCTCCGCAGTCTTTCGCAGGTTGATGAAGCTGCTAAAGTCCGTGTCGTCACCTGAGGACCCCGCGGGGGCTTCAACTCTCCTGGGCGCAGCTGCGGGGGTGGAGCTGCCCTCCTTCTTCCTTGCCCACGAGATCATGATCTCCCACCCAGTCACGTGCTGGACACTAAACCCGCCGTTCTGAAGTTGGCGCATTGTATATGTCATTGCCTTTCCCCTATCAAAAGATGGCATACCCATGATGAATGAAGGTATCTCAAATGATGCATAGTGGTTACCTACATCGACAGCCCTCCGAACCTTTCTCGTAGCCTGTTCATATATCTCCTTGTATATCGCCTTCCTCACTTCGAGGCGCTTGTCCTCTCTGGCGTGGATCTCACTCACGTTCATCCTGTAATATCTACGTTTAAATCTTCACGTCCCTCAGCGCATCCGCTGTGGGAAGAACCTCCTCAACCTCGCCGTACTGGAACAGGGGCTTGGTGTACGAGGTGGTCCCATCCGTCTTGGCGCTCTGGGTAATCGCACCCACCAGATTGCCAGTACGGGAGTCCACCAGCGACTGGACGACCACCCCAGTGGGGAAGCCTGTGTCCCGCCTCATGAAGGTGAAAGAGCACTTGTAATTGTTCCCCACCTTGTTGATCGCGTTGGTCTCGATGGGGAACAGGCAGTCATCTGGAAACCCCGACATGGTAGCCTTGACCAGGGTCTGGATGAGGTCTGGGGTGGCATTCGTCACCTTCTCCTCCACCTCGCCCTCAGGCGTGATCACGTTCCCAACCACCGTGGAGATGGGCTTGGTCCTCCTGAACCCAGAGCCGCCGAACAGCTCATAAGCCTCCGTCCGCGCCCTGGAATTATTGCACATAAACAGTATAACTAGGATGAGTGCGACAATGTACATCATTATTATTTAGACAGAGAATAATATATGGCTCTGTTGTTCTACAGTGACCGATGCTCCCACAGCGCCGACCTGTCCAAGTGGCTTGACAAACACCCGCAGATTAGCAAGATGATCCGCCGTCACAACGTGACCGTCCACGGGGTTCCGCCGAAGTTCAGGAACACCGTAAAGAGCGTTCCCACCATAATGACCCAGCAGGGGCAGATGATGGTGGGGAAGCAGTGCATCGCCTGGGTGAACAGCCTGATCCCCCCACAGGAGGTGGGAGGGATGGGTGGGTTCGAGGGTCTCACGGACCTCGAGGACGATTCGGGTGGACCAGGGATGTTCACCCTCGACAATTACGGGCAGTCCATCCAGCCCCAGATTACCCCTGAATTAGAGGCTCGCATCAATTCCACCGTGACCGACGCCTACCAAGCCATGCAATCCGCATTAAAGGAAAGTGACTAGTTTTCAGTAGAAGCAATGTTCCTGCGAACTGTGCAAGCCACCGCCTTTCGCTCGATCTTCGAGGTCCTGAAGGATGTGCTGCACGACATAAACATAGTGTTCGACGAGACGGGTGTCAAGATCCTCACGCTTGACACTGCCAAGGTGACCCTCATCGATCTCCACCTCCCAGCAGAGAACTTCGAGGAGTACCACCCACCCACAAACGGGAACAAGGAGGTGGCGGGCATCAACATGTCGAACATGTTCAAGCTCCTCAAGATCATTGGGAACAATGATATCCTCACCATGTCCATCACCGCCTCTGACAAGATTGACATCACCGTGGAGAATGCCGAGAAGCGGTCGAACACCAAGTTTGCCCTGAACCTCCTGGACATCAACGAGGACTTCTTCGATAGCCCAGAGATGCCAGATGATCTGGTGGAGACCGTCATGCCATCTGGGGACTTTCAGCGCATATGTAGGGATATGGGGAACATCGCAACGAAGGTTTCCATATCTCGACACACCGACAAGTTGACAATCTTCTGTCAGGGTGACTTTGCCAGTCAGAGCACGGAGATCCAGTTCCCCGAGACGGTGACTGACGTGATGAACGGCAAGTACAGCCTAAAGTACCTCAATCTGTTCACAAAGGCTACAGGACTCTCGAGTAACGTGGTCCTCAGGCAGACTGCGAGTGTGAACTTTCTGGTACTCAATTACTCGGTGGCAAATCTCGGCTACCTGGACTTTTACTTGGCTTCTGATGCGGAAGCCGATCCAGATGACTCGTAGAACGACTCATCCACGTCAACCTCCCTGCTCTTACCCAGAATATCAGTCAGTATCACGGCAGAACAACCCGCCCCAAAAACATCCTTCGGTGAGAAGCGGCGCTGATGCCAGTCTCCCCGAGGGCCCGCCAAGCGCTTGATATCCTGTGTCACGTCCTGTTTGCGCCCCCTGTTTTCCTTTATGACCACCTCAGCGCTCTTGATTGCAGGTCGAAACCCCATATCTCGTGGTATCTCCTCTGGGGGCCACTTGGGCGTCATGGAACGGGACACGTAGGTGTACACGTTGTTGTTGTGTAGGTAATTCACCCTCTGAACCACAGCCCGTGACTCCAACTTGCGGCGGGACGTACCCCACACCATACCAAGCGGACCCGCATACAGCGTTACGGGTCCTTCGATGGTAACCTGTCGGGATATAACCATGAAATTCATCATGGTCTGGAAGAAGTGAATTATAGTGAGCATGATATCTTTCATATCCATTTGTACTCTAAGCACATAAAGGCTTGAACCTTTATCTTTGTAATGGATACCAACTTCCACGCACGGTACGAGGCAAAACTCGATGAGTTGAAGGGTGACGAATTGGTGGATTATATGATCAAGTGTATACCTTTTATAAGCAAGTACAACGGCGAGGGTACCACTGAGAAGTCGCAGTCTGTATTCGGTGCGACGCGGGTGGGTGGTGTCCAGAAGAATGATATCTTCAATGAATATCTGGAACACGTGGAGGACATCAGACCTTCCCACGGACCATCCGTGAGCAAGTACTGCACCAACAACATACTGGAGCCGTGCATTTCGTGCAAAAGTTCAAATGTCTTCGTCGATAAATCGGGGTGGCAGGAGATATGTCAGGATTGTGGTATCTGCAGGGAGCATCAGGGGTTCGAACTCTCTTACAAGGATGAGCAGGAACACCCAGATCGCAACATCAACTACTCGTACAAGAGATCCAATCACTTCCAAGAATGGCTCAATCAGTTACAGGCTGAGGAGACCACCACAATCCCGCCAGAGGTCATTAGTCAGTTGAGGATTGAATTCAGGAAGGAGAAGATCAAGGCGGTTGATTCCATCACCCACTCGAAGGTCCGATCATTCCTGAAAAAGTTGAGGCTCAACAAGTACTACGAGCACGTACCGTACATCACCAATATACTCAGCGGAATTCCACCCATGAAGATGTCACCCACACTCCAGGAACGCCTCAAGAATATGTTCAATGAGATCCAAGCCCCCTTTGACAAGTACTGCCCCCCAGACCGCAAGAACTTCCTGTCGTACTCGTACGTGCTCTACAAGTTCTGTGAGTTGCTGTCAGAGGATCAATACTTGGTGTACTTCCCACTTCTCAAATCGAGGGACAAGCTGGCTTCTCAGGACTCCATATGGAGGAACATCTGTATGGCACTTCGGTGGGAATTTATTCCCACTGTATAGTATACCAACCATTCATGAAACTGGGTAATATGTGTCAGACCATCATCGTGTTTCTAGTACTCCTACTGGTTCTACGCCCTCGCAAGACCCACAAGGTGCGTGAACACTTCTGGGGTAGCAACCGTCAGACGAACAGGAACAGTATCACGTTCTCTACAACCAACATTAAGAATACGATGGTCGAGAACATGACGAACGCTGCGAATGAGTATAAGCAGAACGTCACCACCCTGAACTCGATCAACATTGACGGCGCTGACATCAAGTGCTCTGGATCGTTTATAACCCAGACTGCCTCCGCCGAAGTTCAGGCGGACCAGCAGATATCCGTGTCCACCTCACAGGAGTTTGAAAACATAATTAAGAATGCGGTCGAGGGTGAGGTTGATCAGGAGGCGAAGCAGCAAACTACGACCGCCGGTGGTGCCACCCAGACCTCCCAGAACTCGATCACCAACGAGACCAACTTTCTCAACGAGATTGAGAATGTTCAGAGCGAGTACTACAGGGCAGTCAATAAACTCGCAAATAGGATCGAGGGCTCGCTGCGCGTTGAGAATTTCCTGCAGCTCGAAGGGGTCAAGATTGACCCATGTGACAATGCGGGGTATGAGAGGCTCATAGCTCTCGAGGGGTTGTCGGACGACATCAAGCGTGAACTAATCAAGGAAAAGTCCAAGAGGGAGGCGGGGTCGGCGACAGAGAGGTCGTGTCTGGAGTGCCCGGATATGACTCAGAACGCAAAGATCGAGTTGATTATTGAGCAGGGTCTTACCTCCGTCCTAGACACATTCTCAACGACAACCGCTGACATGGAGGGTATCGTTAAGGTTAAACAAAAGTCAGAGAGTGAGAATAAGGATCTCAATATAGATCTGTTCGGTGACTTGGGACTCTTCCTCATAATTGGTCTAGTGGTTGTCGGCGGCGGCTTCGCAATGAAGCATATGAAGGGGAAGGGCAATGGCAATGGCAATGGCAATGGCAATGGCAAAAAATAAGCATAGCCCTATTTCCCTGATTTGCATCCAAAGATCGCACACTTAATCACCCTGAGCAGGACTAGTACAAGTATCAGCGCAACTACACCCGTGCCGATTATAATCGGTTTTTGCTCGTCTGTTCGAGAATTCCAGAAACCACTGGGGTCCTCGAACAACCCAGGGGTTACCGTCTTCTTCTTCTTCGCCTCCCCAGGATCATCATCGCCCGAACCCGAACCCGAACCCGAACCCGAACCCGAACCCGAACCCGAACCATCATCGTCCCCAGCAAACATCCCCCCACTATTCGCAGCGCCTCCTCCACCACCTCCACCTCCACCTCCACCGGTGCTCCCATCCCCGTTGACAGTGGGAGGGGCTGATGTATTGTTAGTGACACTGATATCACACGACTGCTGAATCGTATCTCCGATTGTTTGGAGAGTCGAATTCTGGATATTCACAGTGTTGATGCACGTCAGGGAATTTGGGCACTGCTGATCATCTGCGCTCAACGTATAATTCTTCCGCCAGTCGTCGCCCATACCAGCGCCCAGCCGAGCGCAGTACCTGTTGGCACCCGAATCGGTGAAATCCTTGAAGCATTTCGGGTTGCGTTTGACATCTGCCAGCATGCTCGTGAACTGCCCCGCAGCTGCGGAATTACCCTGTGAATTGTACTTGTCAACAAGAGCGTTCATACCGTTCACGGCGCCCACCAGCGGTGCACAATTATTAGATGCCCTCTGGATCGCCGTGTGACACGGGTTGTCGACGCTATCGATATTACCACCCGACGCTTCCCATTTATTGGCAAGAGAGCACCTACACCCCTGGTCCGTGTGGATATTCTGGAGCTGTGGGTTTGTCTTGTCGTATTTACACCAGTCGTTGAGACTTGACGCAACCAGCGTCTTCACGTTTGTGGAAGATGAGTCACTTATAGCCGTGTCGACGCACCCATTCCAAATACCGTTATTACTCAACGCAGTTCCCTGGCACTGTGTAATAGATGCCTCGTCATTCCCCGCCAAGAGTTCCCTGCAGGTTATCGACCGTCCGTAAGAAACACCCGCAGAGAGCTGAGCCCTATTCACCGAATCAGCGGTACACCACTGCAACGTTGGGTTAGTTGCCTTGATTGAACCCTTGGCGTTTTCAATAGCATTCGTCCTCCCATACAGTCCACCGCTCTGCGAAAAATTATTAACAATGTCTCCAGGGTTCACCCCTACGTAGCACGCCATGACACCAGGGGCTGCTTGGTGGTAATGCCCGAGATGAACCCCGCCAATCCGTGGTTGTCCCACCTTCACGGCTCCGCACGGGTCCTCAAATATCTCTGGTCCGTCTCTGCCACTCGTATCCTTGACTTTGAATTCGCGTTCCATCCGGTGAGCAGCTGTGGTTGTGCTGCGCACAGATCTGGCACCCTCATGTATCAGGGACTTGAATCTCCCACCACCTATGGCGAAATCTGAATAATTACCGTAACTACCACCCGTAAAGTCCCCAAACGGATCACTTAGTGACTGTTTACGATCGTTGTTGTTACTATCAATCTTGGAGACCTGCGTGGTTCCGTCGTCACCTGTGGTGTACATGTAGGTGTAGTCCCACCTCGTACTAGCAGGACGCTTCTCGTCTGGGAGATATTCTCTACCCGTCCCCGAGTTTTGCCACTGATTCTTTACATACCTCCCCTGCGCTCCTCGGGGATTGGTGTGGTATACGGAATCCTCCCTGTTACGACCCCCACCAGAAACGGGCGACATGCTGTGAAACATTGTCTCACCACTTACAGTTGCCTTCGGGTACGTCAGGTACATGATGACATCTTTAGGAGCTATCTTGGGTTTGGGGTTTTCCGACAAGATCCATTCGAATATCGTGCTGTTGTTAACCTGCCCCCTGAATAGCCCAGTGGGTATTCCAGCATCGTGAGAGCCAGAGCCAGCCAGTTCAATGTGTTCACCATTCCTGATATTAGCAGCGTAATCAGAAGAACCACTCCACCTGGAGCCACCGTGTTTTCGTATATTCAGATCCTTCATGTGGACAAATATGTCAAAGAACTGCTGGTAGTAGTCGATCTCCTCATCGGGGTACATAGAGAAACTAAAGTCATCTTCGTCGGGATTAAACGGTACATTCTTTCTCCTAATAAAATGGAAATAGTTCCACTTGTCGTGGGGCTTTGCGAGAGTGCCATCTGTACCAGATGACGAGACGTAATCTTCCTGGAGTAGCTGGTCGTTCAAAAGCCTGAATGGCTTGATATAGGCTGTTTCACCCTTCTTAAAGAGAAATCGGAACGAGACGCCCCTGACGTAAAGTTTCTCGCCACTGTTATTCTCGACGATCATGGTTCTGCTTATGTCTCTCATCACCGTGTCTAGTGGTTTCCCAGACACCTTAGGCACCTCCATACCGCGGTGTCTCAAGTCATATGGTAGATCGTCTGGCGTGGGGTTACGCTTGTCATAATACGCTTCTGGTCCCGAATCCACACTCGGATCTCCGATGACCGCAGTTGCGTCCGATCCAGGCTCGTCAGCGAGACCCCTCATATTCGTCTTATGACCTTCCATCCCGTTCGGTGCAAAGCCTGCGAAATGATCGTTAACAGCCCACGCGTCACCGTATTCATCATTGCTTCCCTTTGGTATGGGATCATCGAGGTCTTCGTCGTTGACTTCAACTCTGAGGTCATGACCATACCCCTCAGTATAAATATTCATGTAGACCTTCTCTACAATTGGGTAATTAACACTCATGGTCACTTGCTATTCCACAAGAAAAAACTCGAGGTCACCAGACGGCTGTGGGAAATTAACCAAGAGTGTACACGACAATCCTGTCAACTCGATGTACTTTCTTGCCTGAACCTTGTTCTCCTCCTTGAGAGACCTAACCGCCTTCAACTCCACTATGAGTCGGTTGTCAATCACGATATCTGCACGGAGGTTTCCAATCACGTGATCCTTAAATGGTATGGGGATGATCCGCTCGGTCTCGTACCGGACGCCGGCATTCCTGAGCATCACCTCCATAGCATTGTGATAGACACGTTCTGAATATCCAGGACCCAGTTCGGTCCACACACCACGAGCAAGACTGGTTACCAAATCGGAGTACTCCGTCATTTGACATGTATGCTCACAGTTTTCTATAATATGTGTAGCCGTTGACAACCTCACCGACCTCACCTTCTCTGCTCGCATCCATCATGTAGCACTTTTTGATACTCGGATTGTATGAAAATCCAGTGCAAATCTTAGGAGCGACACTCTGGAGAAATCCAGCGTATCCCTTCCAGTCCGTGCAGTATTTTGCACACTGTACAACACTGGTTTGCTCCGTTGGTTCCATTTTACCCGACCAACCACCCTGCCATTGCATCTCAAGCCCAGGTCGGTCACCCATGCGAGGGAAAGCCAGGTAATTTGCTACTAAACCTGCGCTCTCCCACACCTTTCTTTGTTCCCTGATGAAAATCAGACCCCCACCCGATATACCGAAGTGGGATAGTTTTCCAGACTTATAGGGGATACCCGCACCCATGCTCCCGTTGAGATCCCATATGGGTTGCACACCGTTCGAGATGAACACGTTGTGATCCTGCATAACCAAATGGCGCTCCTCGGTAGAATGATTTGTACCAGATGCCCACAGCGCTTGTCCATTATGATATAAAACAAGATTCCCATCCCCCTGCCAGGAAAGGGTGCTGCCACCCGCACCAACAGTTATGGGTGCCGTCTTCGGCAGGATTCGTGCAGTACCATTGGAAGTCGTGGATATCAGTATCGCTGAAGGAGTTAGTGAACCAAGCGAGAAAAGTGATATTCCCCTATCCTGCGCTATCGTCCCCTGATCAATCTGGTCCATGAATCCATTATACTCACCCTCTGTGATAAGTGATTGACCCTTCCACGCATTTGCATCCGCCGTGGCGGTTGAGTACTGCTTATTGGTAATACTCTCCTGCATAATCCTGCGCGCCTCCGACTTTCTGCGACTCACCTCTGTGTCATGCCCAGTTGAAGTGGTCCACACAATAGCCCCGTGGCGATCAACAATCTTGAGCATGATCTTTGCGCCATCCTTGACCCACCAGAGACCGAAGGGTCCCCGCGCCTCCCCCGGTGGCGCAACCCTATCGTCAAATGCACCAAACTTGTGATGTAAGTCCCACGGTGTGTGATTCAGACTCTTGCCGTAATTC